TAAGACTCTGCGATAGAGTTCAACAGGAAATACTTTTCTGTTCATTACCAAGTCCCCTCTTTATGTGAATAACCAAACTCGTCAAGTAAAATGTCTCTCACTCTCTCACGATCTAAAGAATCGCCATCACCCCACACCATCACCTTGTAGTCAGATGTCCAATTTTTATCTTGCTTTTCATAATATGCACATAATGAAAGATACTTTTCGGTAGCACTTAAGATGTCCACCTTAGTCAATGGCAAACCAGTATCCTTATATGTCATAGGATAAATTGGGTCATTGAGTCCATAAAATGAATCAACATAGTTAACAAAGTCTGTTAACATATCATTGAGTTCGGTTGATGTTGTACCTGAGTTCATAGAAACCTCGTTTGATATACTTCATTATAATCGGTGGATAGAAGTAATCCACCGATAGTGTGCCACTTTTTAAAGTGGTTTAAAAGTTTTGACTAAAGATATGTCCATTGTCAGACTCTACATAATCATAACTTAGATTATCCCAACTCGCTTTCCAATCTATCTCTATCCAACTTGAATTACTACCAACTTCGCCGCAATCCTCTGCTATTGATTGAGCAAACTCAGCGCCACTCTCATAACGACCCATATAGGCGTCACGGCAACTTGATACGTTTTCAATATCAAAAACATCTAGAAATGCTTCAACAACATCATTGCCAATGTCATCTACCATATCAGCATACTCTTCAAAATATAATTTGAATTTCTCTTCTCCGTATTCTTCAACAAAATCAACAAGTTCATCTTCGTCCCAACCGAATGTATTCTCTAGGAACTCTTCGATTTGAGTTTGTGTCTCTTCAGAATAGGAAGTGTAGAGTGGCATAAATCTCCTTTGGTGGTATGACTCTATATTAATCCATCAAGGCAACAAATCAACAAAATGTGGACACTAATAAAACTGGCACACTAATACATTGCCATGTTCGATTCCCATATTATTGTATCGTCATGTTTATTTTTTCTTCTTTTAATTAATTCTACTTCATGCCAATTTGATTCAAAGCAACATAAACAAACGTGTATTCTTTTATGGAAAAATGTGCTTAGATCACAATCTGGGCGAGGTTTAGTTGCAATCTCGAGCGAAAAATATCTCGCAGGCGTTTGCCAACCTTTTTTCTTTTCTGCTTCGCTGGCAACAAAATATACCCAACCTTTATGGACTTGCCCGAGTTGTGTAGTCCATACTACATAATCGTTGACTTGTGGATTATAACCAACGCTCATTTTGTAATGTCCATGTAGTGACATCTCGTAAGCGATCAACTACAGTAGCATCAGGTGTCCACCCTAAATCTCGCATCTTACTGCCGTCTAGTGCATAACGTAAGTCATGGCCTGGCCTTGATGAATGAAAGTCAACCATTTCATATTTTAATTTCTTATCTTGTGCTTGAGCAATTATCTGGGCGAGTTTTAAATTATCTAACTCTTCAGCGCCTACAACATTAAACTTAGGGCATTTTGCATTGCCCCATGTTTTCTCAAATTTACCTTTGTAATTAAGTAGAAACAATACGGCACTCGCAACATCATCAGCGTGTATATAGTGTCTTGAGCCAGGCACAGTTCTCGTGCTGTCACTATGGATAGTGACTTTCTCGTTTTCTCGTATTCTGCGAATACACATTGGAATATACTTTTCTGGGTGTTGTCTCTCGCCAAATACATTCATAGTATGAGTTATATAAACTGGTAGTTGATATGTATTCTCATAGGCAACTGCTAACTCTTCTCCGCCTGCTTTGGTAGCACTATATGGATTTGTAGAATTATATCTATCATTCTCTTCATACTTGATACCATCAGGAGCTGGCCCAAATACCTCATCAGTACTAAAATATAGAAATCTCTCTAAGTGGTCAAGTGACTTAGCAAACTCTAATATATTACAAGTTCCCACTACATTATCCATTACAAATTCCATTGGATAATCAATACTTCTATCTACATGAGAGCCAGCAGCAAGATGTAAAATATAATCTACCTTACCAATCTCACGTCTTACGAGTGGATTTAATTCTGCCTTGTGTTCATGAAATTCTACCTTGACTCTCTTTCTCTCATTTGGCGAACATTCATATTGTAGAATGTCATTAAGTCGATTAAGATTGCCACTATAGTCAAGTCTATCAAGTGTGACTATATTCCAATCTGTTTGAATTAGAATACGGGCAATCAGGTGGTGCGCTATAAATCCAGCACCACCAGTAATCAATGCTGTTTTCATCTATTTGTTTGATCATCAATGGATAGAGTTTCTGTGTCATCATCTTCAACATCTGCAAGAAAAAACCACTCGACAGGATTGTCAACATCAACAGCAAACTCCTCATAAATGGCATGAGCATCGTCAAACATTTTCATATCTACAAGATCAGTTAATCGTTGACAGTAGTAGTTTTCAATTAGAGTAATGCACTCCTCTCTAGTTTTCGTTTTGTTGTCCATGATTATGTATAATAAGGTGCGAGAAACAAAAATCATAACTAAGATGATTTTGTTTCCCCATTGTCATTATAGAGCATCTAAGTCAGAATGGCGAGCTCTGTGTGTAGGTTTATCAACTGTCACAGGTGTATACTCATAACCATACTTGTTTAGGTATGATTCAAACTGGTCATCAGGCACTTTGCCTTCCCAATATTCCTTCTCAGTATAAACTTTTTTAGTTTCAATTAATTTCTCAGTTTCTATCTCGTCACTCTCATCAGCATTTGTATGATGTGTAACTTCTTTTAAAGTTTTAAGATAATCTAAAACGTGTTGTCTTATTTCCATAAGTTGTTCATAACAACCTTGATTATGAGCACAACCACGCAAATCGTGGTCAGGTTTTAATACTGACTCTGTGAATAGAGATAATGCTCTATCATATTTGATAGCTGGTGTTTCTTCCCCAACTGAGGCTTGGTCTTTCATTGTAGTAAGATAGTAATTTTACTAATTGCTATTGTCGCTAGAAAACATAACATGATTACAACATCAAATTGTTTATGTTTGATATAAAAGGGCATACAAATAACATCAGCAATAACGTGAATAATTGCACCATAGAGTGTTGATATATGTAGTATAACAAAATATGCAACAATAATCAAGCAAGAGCCAGTAATTCTACCAGCAACTAATAAATTCATTTAATTAATTGTTTACGATTGAAATAGCTGGTTCGCCTTTGTTGAATACAGTATCAACAACCGCTTCAACTTTGCGAGCAGTGCTAATTCCAACTTTGCTATAGACAGGTATGCAAACTAATCCAAACGTCTTTGTGGCGTCTCCTAGACGTATTACACGTCCAATAGTTTGACTTATACCTATGTAGTCCATACTTCTTAGAAATAGAACTGCTTCCAATCCATTGACATTGATACCTTCAGATAGAATACTATGATGTAATACAACAAACTTTTTAGTTGTATCTTTTCCCCAAGCATTAAGAGTATTAAAGAACTCTTCTCTATCAACCTTCTCGCCATCTACGATAGCGCCAGTTTTAGATGTGATAGTCAACCATGAATAACCACGATCTGCTAACTCTTGAATGAAATCAGTTTGAGATAATAGAGCAATGATTTGTTTAGTTGACTTAGCACATATCAATACTTTATCTTTGCATATATTGTCAATCGAGTCAATCATTTGTTCACAATCACGATCAGCGACTAACTCATCTTTTTGTAATATTCTTGATTGATAAACTTCTACTTTAGGTGGTAATATGTAACCTTCCTTAACTAACTGTGGAGCAGGCACTTGACATAACACGTTACCATACTCTGGCCAGTTCATACCCGCCTTAACAGGCGAACGACTATGTTTTGGTGTAGCAGTAAAGAAGTAACATCTTTCAGCAAGATGAGAGAAGTGTTCAGTAGCAGGGAAAAAATTCTTTTGAACTGAATTATGTGCCTCATCAAAATAGATAGTATCAACAACAATATGACTATCAACAATTTTGTGAAGTGAATGATATGTTGTAAAGATCAATAGATGTTTTTGATCACAAGCAGTATCATAGTTGAACTGACGTATCTCATCTACCTTAGTTGTACTGAAGTGATGAGTCTCTCCACTATGAACGTGCATTACATTGACAGTAGCATTTGGTTCTGCAGCACCATCAAGATTATGATATAAGAACTCTGCTGATAACTGATTAGCAAGTAAAATACGAGGAGCAACAACTACAATCGTTTTAGATAATACTGTTCTGCTAAACTCATTCATAGCATCATCAATCATACACATTGTCTTACCACCACCAGTAGGAATAATGATTTGACCTTTAGTGTTACGAAGCATTGCCTTAACAGCTTTGGTTTGATGTGGTCGAAGTGTAAGAGTCATTCAAGTAATAATCGTATATACACTATTATACAAAAATGGGGCAGTATAGCAACCACCCCATGTGACAGTTATTTAATTGGTTTAGTGAATATCATCTGTAGTGCATGGCATAACACTAATATCAATATTGATATGACAAACAGAAA